GTCACCATCTCGATCCCGGTGAGCGGCCTGACGGTTTCGACGCTCTACCACTTCGAGGCCGTCGCCACCAGCTCCGGGGGTACAACCGACAGTTCCGACGCGACCTTCACGACCGAGGGACTCCCCTCCAACTCGTTCAGCAGCGCCCTCAGCGCCGACTTCACGTTCACGGTCATCGGGGTCCCCCAGCCCGCCGGTGGTCAGGGCCTCGGCCCGCTGGGCAACGCCGGTATGGGGAACCAGTGGGTGGGCTCGGGGGGCACCACCGCGCCCGCCGGGAACGCCAACGTCGCCTCCGGAGCCTCCAACCCCACCGCCCAGGTCACGGCCACCGCCGGGGTCGCCAACGTCTCCGTCGCCGCCCTCCAGCCGGGGCTCACGCTCGCCCTCGGGGTCGCCAACGTCTCGGCGTCCGCGCTCGGTCCGACGCCGCAGGTCAGCGCCGTTCCCCTCGTGGCCAACGTCACGTCCGGCGCGCCGAACGCCTCGATCTCCTCCACGATCGTCGCCGGGTACGCCAACGTCGGCGTCAGCGGCCTCAACGTCGCCGACGTCGCCGTGGTCGCTCCCGCCGGTCAGGCCAACGTCGCCGTCGCTGGGCTGGCCCCGACCCCCCAGCTCACCGTCGACCCCTCCGTCGCCAGCGTCTCCGTCGCCGCCGACCAGCCCTCGCTGAGCGTCACCGTCGCCCCCTCGGTCGCCAACGTCGGGGCTGCGGCGGACCAGCCGGGGCTCGTCCTCGGCGTCGGGGTCGCGGCCGTCACCGTCGCAGCCGACGCGCCGACAGCGGAGGCCATACCGACCGCTGGCCAGGCCGGCGTCTCGGTCGCGGCCGACAACCCCGCCCTCGCGGTCGTCGCCGCCCCAGCCGTCGCAGCGGTGACGGTGACGGCGGACAACGCCAGCGCGGTCAAAGACGCCGCCCCAGCCGGGGTCGCCCAGGCGACAGCAGCGGCCCTCAACGCGGGCGTCAACGTCACGGCCCAGGCCGGGGTCGCCGCCGTCGCTGTAGCGGCCTCCGGCGTCGGGGTAGCCCTCTCCCCGGGGACGGCCTCCGTATCGGTCGCGGCCGATAACCCCTCGGTCGCCACGGCCGCGGGGGCGGGTGTCGCCGCCGTCTCCGCCACGGCGATCGGGGACGCGTCCGACGCCACCGTCCCCGCCGGGTACGCGGCCGTCGCGGTCGTCACCCTCCCGCCGACGCCTCACATCATCGTCGTCGCCGGGGTCGCCGGGGTCGCCGTCACGGCGTACCAGGCCACCGCCGTCATCGGGAGCGGACCGGTCACGGCCACCGCGGGCGTCGCCCAGGTGACCGTCTCGGCCGCCAACGCCGTCATCGACGTCGTCAGCACCGCCGGACCGGCCCAGGTCAGCGTCGCGGCGAGCGCTCCCGGGCTCGTCCTCACGCCCGGCGTCGCCGCCGTCGAGATAGCCGCCCTCCAGGCCACGGCGATCATCGGCGGTCCGCCCGTCGTGGCCGCCGCCGGGGCCGCCCAGGTGACGGTCGCGGCTGGGGAGGCGGCCGCCGAGGTCACCCCCACGGCTGGGACGGGGGCCGTCGAGGTCGCCGCCTACGGCCCTGGGGCCGACGTCGTCGCCCACGCCGGGTGCGCCAACGTCGCGGTCGAGGCCAGTCAGCCCTCCGCTGGCGTCGTCGCCCCGGTCGGGGTGGCCGCCGTGATCGTCGCGGCCGAGGCTGTCGTCGCCGCGGTAGTCGCTGAGGCGGGGGCCGCGGCCGTCGTCGCCGAGGCTGAGTCCGTCCTCCTGGGAGTCGCGGCCGGGGCCGAGACGGCGGGCGTCGAGGTCCAGGGCTGGGGCGCTTCTCGCGTCATCGTCTACACCCCGGCGAACATCAGCGTGACCAACGTCGCCCGCACGAGCGTCGCCGTCGTGGACTCTCAGACCACCTCCGTCGGGGTGGTAACGGGGCAGGCCGCCTCCGTTGGTGTATCTATAGAGCAGAGCACAAGCGTCGAAGTGACGAACGTCCCGCTGGTCGAGGAGTGAGGCGATGCCCCAAGTAGTGTCCATAATCCAGGGCAACATCCTCGTCTCGACGGCGACGTTCACCGACACCGCGTCGGGCGACCCCGTCGACCCGGACGCCGTCCTCTACGGCTGGCGGATCGTGGGCGGGACCGACGAGCGCACCTGGACCGACTACCTGGGGTCCGACACCCCGGCCGTGGGCGTCGTGGCTCGCACCGGCACGGGCGTCTACGTCTTCTGGCTCGACCTCACGGACCTCAGCGGGGTCCTGTCGTGGATCTGGCAGTCCACGGGGACCGGTCAGGCGGCGGCGGACGGCCTCGTCCAGATCCCGGCGCTCCCCCAGTGACCGACACACTCCGCTACGACACGAGCCCCATCGGCCCGGGACCCAACTGGGTCACCCACGTCGCCCCCGTCGAGGGCCTCGGCTCCTTCGTCCGCGCCGTCGTCCACGCGCTGATCCGAGACGGTCACCCCGAGCAGGAGGCGATACAGATCGCCGAGGGCGTGATGAGGCGCTGGGCGGCGGGCGTCGGCGTCAACAAGCACCAGAAGCACGTCACCCCCAAGACCCAGGCGAAGGCCGCGGCGGCGCTGGCGCACTGGGAGAAGATCAAGGCGCTGGCCCACGCCGAGAGCGCCGACAGCTCCGACCGAGGACTGCGCGACTTCGTGGGCGAGTCCAACTCCTCGGCGTCAGACCTGCTCCCCAACGGCATCCCCCCCTCCCAGGCGAAGAAGATCGACCAGCAGCTCGCCGGGAACGTCCACGCCTTCCGGGGCAGCGACCTGGCGTCCTGCTCTCGCTGCGGGAAGGCGGTCGGCGACCCGATCCACAACGTCCCGACCAAGGGTGAGGCCGTCCCGATAGCCCCCGTGCCGCGCGAGGCGCAGACGATCGCGGCGGCTGAGAAGAAGCGGTCCGCGGTGCTGGCGGAGCTGGCGACCCTGGAGCGCTCGATGCTGCCTCTCGCCCTGTCGGGACGAACCGAGGCCGTCGACCGGATGCTGACGATCATCGCTCGTCGCAGCCAGGTCCTCGGGCTCCGGGTCCTTCCCGAGCACGCCGTCGAACTCGCCATCGAGAGGCTGGAGGGTCAGCGTCACCGGGCTCCAGGCCACTCCCGAGTCCCCACCGGCCACATCAAGGGCGATCTCCACCGTCGTCGGATGGCGGACAAAGCGGAGGTGTCCGAGGACGCCGACGCCGTGGAGAAGCCCTTCACCGAGGGCCTACAGCAGCTCTTCGCGAAGCAGGAGCGAGCGACGCTGGCGAGACTGCGCGGCCACCGCGGTCGTCAGATGCTCCGCGACGCCGGGCTGCGCGCCGACGAGCCGACGCCCGTCCCGCCGAACGCGTCGGACATCTTCGACCAGTCGCACTGGACGGCTCAGACGTCCGCCTTCTCGGCGCCCTTCTATCAGCAGGTCATGGACTCCACCGGGCGCCGCGTGCGCGGCCAGCTCGCTCGTGGGGGGTCCAAGGAGCCGCTCGACGACTCTGGGTCACTAGGAGCGACGTCGGACATACTGCGCCAGAGAGCGACGAGGATGGCCTCCGACGTCACGAGTACGACGCTGGCGCAGATCCAGGACGCGCTCGCTCAGGGCTACGCCGCGGGCGAGGGCATCCCCAAGCTCGCTCAGCGCGTCCGGGACGTCTTCGCAGACGCCAGCGCCAACCGCGCCAAGACGATCGCTCGCACAGAGACGATGGGGGCGCTCAACCAGGCCGCTCAGACGTACGCCGAGAACCTCCCCGCTGGACGGGTGGGCCGGAAGGAGTGGCTCGCTCACCACGACGAGCGGACCCGTCACACCCACCGGATCGCTGACGGTCAGCAGGTCCCGATCCACCAGCCCTACCACGTCGGGATGAGCCTGATGATGTTCCCCGGCGACCCCACGGCCCCGCCCGACGAGGTCATCAACTGCCGCTGCGCCCAGGCGTTCCTACCGCCGACGCACTCTCTCTCACTAGGAGGACCACAACCATGAGCTACGACGAGGGTTTCCGAGACGACATCGGCGCGGCGTCAGTGCACGACGTCGACGGCCACGAGGTGGCGGTCGACTTCCCCCACGAGGTCGTCGACAGCTACCGCACGAGCTGGGGCAAGGGCTGCTGGGACGAGAGCTTCGCCCGGCGTCTCCCGGTGATGTGCTTCAACCACAACCCCGACCTGATGATCGGCGCGGGCGTCCGCTCCGAGACGAACCACGACCGGACTCGCATCGTGGGCCGGTTCGCTGACCTGGAGAAGGTCCCCAAGGCGGGCGAGACGTTCTCCCTACTCTCCGACGGCCTCATCCCCGGGTGGTCCTTCCACTTCCGGAACGGCGTCTCGGAGCCGCACCCGGACGTGCGAAACGCCCGGCGCTACACCAAGGCTGACATGCTGGAGTTCTCCCCAGTACCGTTCCCTTCCATCCCCGGTGCCGTACACACCGGACTACGCGCCGAGGAGGCGACCATCGTGGCTACACCCACACTCAGCGAACTACGTGCCCTCCGCGACGACGGCACCCTGACAGAAGAGGGCTTCCGCGCCCAGATCGCCAAGTACTACCCGGACCTGACCGAGCACATCCGAGTCAAGCCCCCGACCGACGAGATGATCCTCGCCAGCATCCGGGCTGACGCCATCGAGCGCTACGGCCCCGAGGTCGGCAAGCGCATAGAGCTGAACGTCGGCACGCTGGCCGAGGACGGTAAGAACAACCCGAAGAAGGGCGCTACGCCCCAGGCCCCCGGCGAGCACACGGACCCCGTGAGCGGGACCGGGGCCGCGGGTGGGCCGTGCGAGAAGTGCGGCGGACCCCACGGGACGTCCGAGCACCACACTGACGGGGCGGGCGGGACCGGGGAGGGCGAGACGGACGGCCTGACTGGCGACGCCCGCTCCGAGGTCGTCGACCTCGTCTCCGGCGTGGACGCCGCCCTGAACGAGGCGCGAGGTCTGATCGGCGACGACGAGCTGCGCTCGCTGCCGGAGAACGTCCAGCACGTCATGGCCCTCCTCACCGCTGCGGCCTCCGGCGCGCAGGAGTCCCTCGAAGTCCTGGGGGTCGACCCGGCGGGCAGTCGCGCCGCCCTCACGGCCAAGGCTCGCAACGACCTGGACGACTCCGACTTCGCCTACATCGAGCCCGGAGCCAAGAAGGACGGACCCAAGAGCCCCGAGAACGGCTACCACTTCCCGATCCAGGACGCCGCCCACGTCCGCAACGCGCTGAGCCGGATCGCCCAGGGGGCGGAGTTCGGCGACAAGGCCAAGGCGAAGGTCATGGCTGCCGCCAAGAAGTTCGGGGTCGACGCTGACGGCGACGGTGATGGTGACGGCAATCGCTCCGAGGAGGCTGAGGCCCTGGCGTCGATGTTCGCCAAGATGGGGAAGCCGGTCCAAGTCCCGGCGTAATCAGACGCAAAAACGAGAGGGGGCCGGGTCCTTGATCCGGCCCTCTGTCGCGCTATAGTCCAGACCGTGCGAGTTGTGGTGTGGCCCGCCGACCAAGCGGGGTGCGGTCAGTCATGGGAAGTTGAGGCGAGCCAACTCGCCCCAGACCTTCGCTGCCTCCAGGTCATAGCGCCGCGCAGCCTCTTCCTCGGTATCGAAGCGGCCCAAGCTCCGGCTCCTACACGATAAGGAGGACCTATATGAAGGTCGTGGTTTGGCCAGCCGATCAGGCTGGCTGTCATACGGACATTACCGTTTGATGATGCCCGCTCGGGCGCTCGCCGCTCAGGGGGCCGACGTCCATATCACCACGACCGGGCCGATGATCGTCTGGAACGACAAGTGGGAGGGTCGCCCCGGCCCCAACCATCGGGCGCTCGGCCTGTTCGAGAAGTACGACGCCGACGTGATCGTCATGCAGCGCCCCGGACAGCGCTGGTGGGCGGACATCATCCCCTTCCTCCACGAGCAGGGCATCCGGGTCGTCGTGGACGTGGACGACCGCTTCGACGCCATCCCGGAGAACAACCACGCGTTCAGGGGCTACCAGGGCTCCGTCGTCAACCACGAGCACATCGACAGGGCGTGCCAGCTCGCCGACGCGGTGACGACGACGACGCGCTCGCTCCTCAAGCGCTACGGCTACGGCAAGGGCTTCGTCCTGCCGAACCTCGTCCCCGAGAGCTACTTCGACGTCTTCGGTCTGAAGCGGGAGAAGACGATCGGCTGGTCCGGCTTCGTGGGGATGCACCCCAACGACCTCCAGGAGACTCGGGGCACGATCCAAGCCGCCATGGGCGACTGGAGGTTCCACGTCATCGGCGACGGCCGCGGCGTGAGGCAGGCGCTCCGTCTCGACGAGGAGCCGACGTCCACGGGCTGGCTCGACTTCAGCAGCTACGCCTACGCCCTGGCCGAGCTGGAGGTGGGGATCGTCCCCCTGGAGCGCAGCCTCTTCAACCAGGGCAAGAGCGCCCTGAAGGCGAGCGAGATGGCGGCTCTAGGGGTCCCCGTCGTGATGAGCCCCACGCCCGACAACATGAGGCTCCACAAGCTGGGCGTCGGGCTGGTAGCGGACGGCCAGGGCCAGTGGCGTCGTCTGGTGAGCAAGCTCGTCAACTCCGAGGCGATGAGGACGGAGCTGTCCGAGTCCGGGCGAGCGATCATGGAGACGCAGACGTACGAGAGGCACTGCGAGCGCTGGCTCGATGTCTGGACCGGAAAGATGGAGGCAGCCGCGTGAGCACGATCTCGGTCGTCATCCCGACCATCCCACCCCGAGGACGTCAGCTCCAGAGAGCCCTGGCGTCAGTGCTC